ATTTTCTTTCTTTATCGTGATGATTATTACGATAAGGACCAAGTAGATTTAGATACTGGTAAATCTGATATTGAATTTATCATTTCTAAAAATAAAGACGGAGAAACTGGTGTTGCACATTTAGAGTTCTATAAGAAAACACAGAGGTTTATTGGATGAAAGTACATGAATATCAAAAATTGTTAGGCATTATGTATCGAGAAGATTACCAAGACGACCCACTGATAGCTAAAACATTAATTGAATCAGGTTGGGCAGTTAAAAGGTTGCTCGATAACGGAACGATAAAAGCGTTTGACGAATATGAAGAAGTCCGGGAGTTAATCATGAATGAAACAAAATGGAGGGATAAAGATGGGGATTATCGAAAGGTATTACCTATATAGAGAAGATGGCACGGAAGATATTAAGGTCATCAAGTACGAAGATAACACCAATGAGGTTTATTCGCTCACAGGAGCCCATTTTAGCGACGATAAGAAGATTATGACAGATAGTGAGCTAAAACATTTTAAAGACGTACACGGGCTTTTATATGAGCAAGAACTAGGATTACAAGCGAATCTATTCGAATATTTGTAGAGGTGGCATATGAGTAAATATAATGCGAAGAAAGTTGAATACAAAGGTATCACATTCGATAGCAAAGTAGAGTGTGAATATTACCAACATTTAGAAAGTAAGATGAATGGCGTTAACTATGATCGTATCGAAATACAACCAAGATACGAGCTTGTACCTAAGTTTGGTAAGCAACGTAAGGCAGAATATATTGCGGATTTTGCATTATATCTCAATGATGAGTTGATCGAAGTGATAGATGTTAAAGGTAGACCTACTGAAACGGCAAAACTTAAAGCTAAGATGTTCAGATACTTATACAGAGATGTAAAACTCACATGGATATGTAAAGCACCTAAATACACTGGGCTTGATTGGATTGAATACGACGAATTAGTGAAAGTGAGACGTCAACGCAAGAAAGAGAAAGGTTGATGAGATGGAACATCAAGTGAGAATTAATTTTAAAATCACAGGACATGTAAACGCGTTCATACCAGTAGGAAAACATGAAACGTTAGAAGATAGATTGCAAGACAAAATTAACGAGTTAAGAGAGTGTCCAAGCGATATTTTAGAACTAGATATAACAATAGATGATGCAGAGGTGGAGTAGATGGTTAAGTTAAGAAAAAGAATGAAAGATGAGTACGGTAACCTATATTTCTTGATGAGAATTATGTATCAAAATGTTGAGGTGCCAGCAGAAATATATGAGCTAGCAAATAAAAACGGATTAAGCAATTATGATTTGAGACGAAGAATTATAGAAAATGGATTTGCAGTAACACAGTATGTTGCTAGACCGTTAGCAGACAGAACAGTTAAACCACTGATTGAAGAAGATAATGAGCGTGAACAACGTATTGCTACAAGAGAAGAACAAGAATTACGTAGAAAGAAACCACATTTGTTCAATGTACCACAAAAACATAAACGTAGTTTATACGCTAGATCATTAGAAAATAATTTAATTGCCAAAGTCAAAACCGACTCATACGGCAGAGTGCAAAGGGGATAGAGACATGAATGTAATTGAGTTAAAGAAAGATGATGTGATTAGATTTCAAATTGATGCAGGCGATTTTG